TGTCCTACTGTTAAGTTTGCTCTTGGTGGTAGAGTTAAATTTAATCAAGGTAGTGCGTGTGTAATTAAAGGCAGAGAAAAATTAGAATCTATTTTAAAAAAAGCAGGCAGGGCATCTCCTCAAGATCAGGTTCTTGCACAAGGTATATTAAAAGCAGGACAAGGTTTAAAAAATGCATTTGCACTTAGAGGCTTACTAGGTCCTGCAGCCTTAGCCTTTACCACTTTGACAGAGGGAGGCATAGTTGGTTATGATATGTTATCTCAAGGTAAAACATTAAAAGAGGCAATGGGTGATAGTGTGTTTAATTTAATGTTAGGTGATGATTATAAATTTAATAATGATTTTATGTCTGCAGGCGGGACGTTTGATGAAAGATTAGATAAGTTAAGATTTAACCCTCAACAAAAACAAATAATAAATAATTTTAGATCTTATGTTAGAGAAGCTGATGCATTAGGTCAAACACAAATAGACGTTGATAAAGCACAAAGGTTATTAGAGGAGACAGGAAACATTAAAGGAAGACGTAGAAAAGATCGAACACCTGCTGCCTTAGAGAAAAATCTTGCAGACGCTATGGCAGCGAAAGAGGCAGCTGATCAATCTTTTCAAACAAGAGTTCAAAACCTAGACTTTGCTAAAAGAATGCAATCAGGAATGACTGAAGGTGCAGACCTCATGTCAAAAGCAATTGATTTAGCAAGATTACAACAATTAGGTTCTGTAGACCAAAACATTTATGGTAAAGCTTTTGAAGGAAACATAGCAAAAGAATCAAGAAGAGATGAAATTTTAAAACTATTACCCACTGCATTAAATTTTGCAGGTGGTGGTCTTGCAAAACAAGCAGGTGATAGATCAGGCGCTATGCTACGATCTATGAACCCAAACTCACAAGGGTTGTCAGGACTACTAAAACGTGCTAAGAAAACATAGGAGTATTAAATGGCAGAAATAGATAAAGGACTCCCTAACACTCGTACCGAGGTTAAAGTACCAGGCGAGGAGGAAGTTGACGTTCAAGAAGAAGTTGTAGAAAAAGGTCCCGTAGAAGTTATACCAGAAGAAGATGGTGGAGCTACAATAGACTTTGAACCAGGTGCAATTAATATACCTGGAACAGAAAATCATTTTGATAACTTAGCAGATATTTTACCTGACGATGTTTTAGAGCCAGTTGGTAATGACATGGTGCAAAACTACATGGATTACAAAGCATCAAGAAAAGATTGGGAACAATCTTACACATCAGGTCTAGATCTTTTAGGATTTAAATACGAGAATAGAACAGAGCCTTTTCAAGGAGCTAGTGGTGCAACACACCCAGTATTAGCAGAGGCTGTCACACAGTTTCAAGCACAAGCGTATAAAGAATTATTACCCTCCGACGGACCAGTTAGAACACAAATAGTTGGAGTTAGTTCTCCAGCTGTAGAACTACAGGCTGGCCGTGTAAAAGATTTTATGAATTATTTAATTATGGATCAGATGAAAGAATACGAAGAAGAGTTTGATTCTATGTTATTTCATTTACCACTAGCAGGTTCTACATTTAAAAAAGTTTATTACGATGTACCACTAGGTAGAGTCGTATCAAAGTTTGTACCTGCAGATGAATTAATTGTACCTTACACTGCAACGTCAATAGAAGATGCAGAAGCTGTAATACACGTTGTTAAAATGTCAGAGAATGAATTACGAAAACAACAAGTGTCAGGTTTTTATAGAGACGTTGAGTTATCACCACCAGGCACTGTAGAAAAAAATGATGTAGAAAAAAAAGAAAAAGAATTAGACGGAACTAAAAAAGTCGGTAAACAAGATTCAGTGTATACTCTATTAGAGTGTCACGTAAATTTAGACTTAGAAGGTTTTGAAGAAGTTGGTCAAGACGGAGAACCAACAGGAGTAAAATTACCCTACATAGTAACTGTAGAAGAAGGTAGCCGATTAGTTCTCTCCATACGGAGAAACTATGCGCCCGATGATCTAAAGAAAAATAAGATCCAATACTTTGTCCATT